TATTGTCGCTTCTTTTATATGGGAAAGCAAACAAGCAATGCCTTTAACAGCTTGTGTAACGCCCGCCACGCTCCGCAGCACCCATGCCCCTCTTAGTGCCTCGGGTAATCTTACCCATCATGGTGTTGGGCGTTTTTTCTTCCTTTAACTGAGCGTATGGAATACTGCCTTGGCCTTTGATTTCTGCTTTGTTCACAGGCTTAGGCGGCTCTTGGATTGGTCCGCCCATTGTTTTAACTACTCCGGTCATAAATCACCTTTTTGAGATTGTTGTTTTAAAAGTTCACGCTGCATACCCGCATCTATACGTGCGGCAGTCATGTTTTCTTGGCTTTGTAGCCGTTGCTGGAACTGAGCTTCTCGTTGAGCAAGCTTTTCACGGTCTAGTTGAAGCTGTTGTTGCTCCATAGCCATGTCATTTTGCTCTTGTTGAGATTTAAGCTGCAACTCTTGTTGTTTTAATTCAATCAACGGATCTGGTGCCTGCTCTTGCCCACCACCCTGTATCTGCTTTCCAAGCTCTACAAGCTGTTGAGTGCCTTGAGCTACAAACTGCGCCAACATAGCTTGATACTGAATGTTGGTTGCAGGATCTTGCAACGCTACGTTGGGGTTTTGTTGAGCAAATTGCTGGTCCGCCTGCTCTTCTGCCTGCAACTGTATGTGGTTTAACAGGTGCTTTTGCATGGCTAGCTGCACATTCGGCATCTGAGACGCAGATCCACCTGTTATAAACAACAAGTGCGATTGCATGTGCGCCATGTGATTCTGACCCTTAAAAGCCTGTAAAGCCCCATTTTCAAGCGAATCTATGTTTTCTTGCGCCGGATCTTTAGGAGAAATGTCGTTTGGCGTGTCTGAGATCAATATCATGTCAGTGTTTTTAACGCCCAAGGCATCATAAACACGGCGATATACTTCCGGAATGTTGTGTATGTCCGGAGCCTGCATAGCCATTTGAAGCTCTGTCTGAGCCAAAGCAATACGCTGGCTTTGAGAAAAGATATTAGGATCTGAAACAGGTAAAACATCTACCTTGTCATCAAAATCCGTTGCTTTTACCGTGGCTTCTGCACCCGGAACTTCATACGGGTAAACCGGAGGCAAACTTTCCTCCATTACCCGCGCTAAAATCTTAAACTCAGTCTTCATCGCATAATGCAAACGCTTGTGTATTGCGCTCATTACACGGCTACCCTGCTCCAATAACGCAACAGTAGTGCCGACAGCCGCGTTTTGGTTGCCATCACCTACTTTCATGTCAGTGATGGTGGCAAACCGCTGTGCCGCGTCTACAACAAAGCCTAATAGCTGGTATAGCGTCTGATCTGGCCCTTTGAACGGTAACGGCATCAAGCTGTCACGTATTTGACCGCCCGGAGCGTCTACATCCCTAAATTCACCCGGCTGTAACGGAGTATCATCGTCCCTGATCCGCAGGCCGCGTGCCTTAAAGCCCGCAGGAAGGTTAGATAACGTACCCGCATCAATCAATTGCCGCAGTGCAGCAGTCGCGGTGCGGGATAAGCCGCCAATGGTGTGAATCAAGCCTAAGCCGTAGAAACCAAAGCCCGGAAGAAATTTGTAGTGTACAAAGTACTGAATCTTAGTAGTTAGCGGGTCTTCTTCCTGATAATTACGGCGAATAGCTAAAACTTTGCTGTTTTCTTCACTAATAGTGACGATATACGGCACTTTTATGCCTGTTTCTTCGCCATCTTCGTCTTTATGCTCATAGCCCGCTAGATCTAAGTCCGCGTGAAACTCTAAAAGTGTGCAGTCGTAGTCCACATTAGAGGCGCTCATGCCGTCGATATAGTCTGTTTCTTCTGAAATACTGGTGGTGCCTTGCTGAGACGGTAAAACCGCAACGTCTCTATAGAAACCGCTTACCTGCTGCTTGCGCAAATCGTTTAAAGAAGTACGAACAACGTGTGTTACACACGGGCAAGTCAACAAATCTGTTGTTTCATACGGGACAACAAGGTATTCCGCCGGTACAAACTTGCTTACTGGACGGCCAAGCGTGTCATCAAAATAAACTTTTTTAAACGTACTGCCCGCCAAGGGCAGGTTAAACAACATCTGGTCAAATTCTGGTGTGTACTCTTCCATTACATTAGTAATGTAGTAGTTCATAAAGTTTTTAACGCGAGAAGCCTGCTCTACTTTGGCATGAGTCTGTGACCCGAGAACCGCGGTGCGTACAGGGCCGTCAGGAGGCAGTAGCTCGTTAAAAGCTTGTGCTTGGAACTGTACAGCCGCTTCGGCCAATACGGGGTGTGTGACACCGGTAGCGCCTCTAAACGGCACGGTGCGGTCTTCGTACTTAAAGCCTAGTAGCTCTAAGCCGTTAGAATACGTCTCTTCCCAATCTTGGCGAGATGCCTTGTTCGAGGTGTACTGATCCATCAGGTCGTTCGACACTTCAGCAAGCTCAGAATCCGATAAAAACTCAGCCAAGTTGTCAAAGAAATCGTCTTCACGTTCTTTGTTACGCAACGGGTCAAAATCAAAAGTGACACCACCGTCTTCGTCTTCGGTGATCTCAATACCTTCAATACTTAGAGCACTGTTGGTTTCTAAGCCGCTGGGCAGTGCTTCAACTTCTACGGCTAAAAGCTCTTCGTCTCCAAGCTCCATGCCTTCTCGTTCCATTAACGATACGGGAGGTCTGTTTTCATTTGCCATAAATATTTACTCTTGTTTACATCCCGCCACTAAAATTTATATCGCCAATATCCGTCTGCAAATCTTGCAGGCGGGGAAGGCCCATACGAAGTCGTTCGGCATTAATTTCTCGAAGTTCTGCGAGAGTATACCCATATCTATCGGCATAATCTTGCTCGGGATTGTACGCTTGTTGGTTAGACGATAAAGAGTCTAACGAAGCAAACGAAGTTCCTTGCGTAGTATCCGCAGTCCCCGCAGTATCTTCGGTGTCTGTTTCGTCGGTTGAATCTTCAGAAGTTGTTCCTTCGGTGGCATCGAGGTCACTTAACGTAAACTGGGGCATAGGTCTATAAATTTGCGGGACATACACGTTGTCGCTCATCACCTGATCTGGAGAATATTGATACTCCGTAGGGTTAATGACCATACCTTGAGTAGGCGCGTAACCGCCCGTTTGAGTTTTAATCACATCCGAGATGTCAAAATCAGGCCGAAGATCTTGCAAGTACTGATAATCTTTTGCTTCCGGTACATCAAAAACTTCCGGCGGAGTAAACAAAGTTTCGGGAGTATCTACCACCGTGGCCGCAGGAGGCGTGTAAACAGCTTCCTCTGGAGGCGCGGGCGGGTTGTAAACCGAAGGCGGTAAGGGTGTATTGTCAATCGGATTAACAATAGGCTGTGATGCGACTACCGGCGTAGTGGTTCCCGGTGTAGTGGTCGCCGGCGTAGTGCTGACCGCTAAATCAGAAGTCAACGGATCGGTAGTTGCCGGTGCCGTAGATGCGGGAGTCACCACCGGAACGCTTGTCACAGGGTTATCTTCAAAGTTATCCGTTTGTGAAACAGGGGCATCTTCATACGCAGGCGTAGTTGATACCGGCCCGGTGGAAATCGGTCCCGTAGACGTGCCAGAACCGGGCAAGTTGTAGTCAATAGAGGTAACCGGGATAGAACTGACCGGATCTATCATTATCTTCGGGCCACTGCCGCGGGCATAATCGCCCGGATCATAGTTTGTATACCGTTGGTCCCCTTGCGGAGAGTTCATCATCTGCGACTTAGTTTCGTATGAATTAAAATAAGGCGACTGATCCAACTGCAACCCTGCTTTTTCCGCCTTGCTTAAATTTTCTACAGAGCCATAGCCGCGGTCAGCCGCTCGTTGAGATAACTCTTCGGAAGTGAAAGTGCGAGGAACTATAGGGTTAAAATCGCCTTGAGGAACATTTTTGTTGCTGCCGTAGTTTCGATACTCCAGACTCTTTACCAAAGGCTGTGACGGCGTGTTTCCTATCCCAGAACTTGCCCACGCCTCGGGACCCAGACGTTTGGCTAAATTCATCCTATTTGGGTCGTTTAACGCTTCTTCGTATGTTTGCGCCGCACCACCCTGATTAAACGGCTGCACAGGTGTTCCACGTGAAACATTGCCGGCTCCCGCTAGAGGACCCGTACTGTATTTATTCAACAGGTTTGTTAAACCCTGCGTAACTCTAGGTTTGTTCATAGGGGACACCATACCACCTTGATTAAATCTTTGTACCGCGCCGCCTTGGGCACGACCTACTTTGGCTTTTAAAATAGCCTTACGAGCTTCGGGCGTGATCCGCAAGCCGCGAACCGAGATGTGCGCTTGCTTTCTGTTCGGAGTGTTGTACAACTCTTCGTTTATATAAGCTTCTTCGCCAATCTGCCTTGCTAGTTGATCAATCATCAACGGACTACCACGGTCATTTTCTAACGGCAAAGAAATCTCATCGTCGTAATCCATCCCGTATTTTTTAGCCATTTTCTTTAGCAGCGCGGGTATTTTTTTATCGTATACGTCGATGTAGCCTTTTTTGGTAGGACCGGTGTTATACATACTGTGTGGAACAAACCCCGGTGGAACTGCAAACGTATCAAAGCCCTCTTCGGCTGCGGCCAACAACATACGTTCTACGGATAAATTTAACCAATCGCTTCGGTGAGGAAGAGCTACGCCCTCTGATTTAAGCTTATTTTTGTCGCGTTTTTGTGGTTTAAAAGCTTCTGATTGAAACTCTTCTGCAAGAAAAACTTTGTTGTCATCAACATCTACTCTAGATGTAACGCGGTTATGCGCAAAAGTGTTTATCTTCCCCTTTGTGGGGTTTTCTCTATCAAAATGCTGTTCTATAAAAAAATCCGTGTCGCCTTCTTTGGGCAAAGATCTAAAGACAAACGTTCGAGCGGTGTCTCGCCCTTTTCCGGGCAATAAAAAAGTAGTGTAAGATTTAGAACTACCCAAGACTTCAACATCTACCGGACGATCTTGCCGTTCAAATACCGCTAAAACCTCTTCCCTAGTTAACGTGCCTTTCTTTCTAGTTGAGGATTCAAACAACCCTTCTGGCTCGTTATTGCCGGGTAATGTTTCAAAACCGGCTTGATCTTCGTCGAATAGTTGTCGTAGCCGCTGCTCTTCTAGTTTTAGCTCTTCTTGCAGGTTTAGCAGCTTCAAAGACTCTTCTTTAATCCCTAAAAGATCTTTTTGGTTTTGTTTTCGGATGTCGGCCATCCACTGCTCCGGAGTGCCTCTTTCTCGTTTAACATTGGTAATAGCCACCGGGATTTTAGCAACAAACGGCTTTTCGGGGTCGTAAACAGGGTTTCCTTGCCTTGCCGCCTCTTCCGTGCGTTGTCGTAAGTTTGTGTCACCCCTATCTAAAGCGTCATAAAAACCTCTATCGCCGTACGAAAGAGAACTTCCAAGTTCTTCGTCCATTACGTCTTGCCGCATTTTTTCAGACTGAGCGGTAGCTCTTACCGGGTCTAACATCTCCAGCGCGGCTTTTTCACTACGCATAAGATAGTCTCTATTACGACCACCTCGAATAGCCAACTCCGCCGCAACATCTTGCTCCATACGAGCCGCTCCGGGGTATAGACGTTCTTCTGACTGCGCGTCTTGTAAAGACACCGTTGCGGTTGCTTGTTCTTTCGCAAGGCTGTTTTGATTTCTCCAAAAAGTTTTGTTTGGAGCTTTAAGGGTATCTGCCATGCCTTCTAACAGGGAAACGGCGTTGGATACGTCTTCCGCAGTAAATTCAGCGTCCGCAGGTACGTTAAACGAGCCGGGTTCCGAAGACTGCGCTCCGCGAATTCTATCAACAATGCTTGGTTTATCGCCAAATTTTGACCTAAGTTGCTTTGCTGCCTCCGTCAACTTTGCTGCGCTTACAGCGCCTAGCTGCCCGGAGGACCCATAGCGTATAAACTCTTGCGATGAAAGTTTAAGTGCATCCTTCGGCAACTCGTCTGCAACTTTTCTACCCACATAATAACGACTAGCTATGGTTTCGGGTATGTTTTCATACAAATACGCATTAACCAGCGAATTTGAAACCGTGCTCAAAGAGTTTTCAACTCCTCTCTGGACAAGGCGTTCTTGACGGCTAGCGTCCGGACTTGTCGGAGCTATATTCTGTGTTTGTTCCGCTTGCAGCGCGTCTCGTTGCTTTTTCAACTCGTCAAAATAAGCTTTTATTTCGGATTCTGTGGTTAGACCCCTGTCTCGCATGGCAACTATTGCCGGTGTAGTTGATGAAAGAAAATAATCATCTGTGGGTCTTGGTGTAGCAAAGCCTTCTCGAAGCTGAATAGTTTCTTGAATAGTTTTTGCTAAATTTTCTTTTAGTCCTTTATATTTATATTCGCTTACTTTTTCGACTTCCGTAGCATCTCCTCGCGGCATTTCTGACTCTGACTCAAAATAAAAAGTATTCGTGTCTGGGTCATAAAAATTATTGTTTTCCCCAAAGCGAGGTTTTTTGCCTACTTTTTCAGCCGCCGCGTCATATTCCGCGACATTCGGGTCCCGCCTTGCACCCAATCTAGGACTAAGCACTACCGAGGCATTCGCAAGAGTTGGATAATTTTTTTCTAAACCCGGAAAATGAATAATAGAAGATAAAGGAACTTTTAACGGCTTCTTGTCTCTAGCGGCCAAACCATCTTTGATTTCTTTACTTAGTGCAAAAAAACTGTCTTTGATTTTAAAATCGCCCAAAAACTTGCGCGGTTGATTGTCTATGCCTAAAAATACGCCCGTTTCGGCAGAAGCTAAATTAGGTGGCTGCTGCTCTTCAAAACGCATCCGCTCATATTCCGCGACATCTGCACCAATCTCTACGCCCGTGCGACCACCAAATACGCCAAACGAAGTGCCTTCCGGTACAGAAGAAAAAGCCCTTGCCGCAGGAAACATAGCAAGCCCTTCGGCAAACTGACCGGGGCGAGTAATGTTGCCTTCAGCATCTTGCGTAGTGATGTTTCCGCGGGCAACGTTCTGCCCGCCACCAATGACGCTCTCAACCATTGATTTAGGTAAACCCGGCAACGCACCAATGCCTTGGCTTACCTTTTCGCGGGCCTCGGCTTGTTCGCTAGCATCCCCAAACAATAACTTGTTGCCAAACTTTAAGCCGCCACTAATCGAATCGACAATAGGCGGCGCTGCTAGCCGTGGGTTTGCATATCTACCCGGCGTATAGCTGGTGCGAAGTAATTCTGGATTACCCATGTCCGCAGGATTTTGGAAAGCTTCTGGGATCTGGGTATAGGTGGACTCTGGCTCCCTAACTACGTCCATTTCAAGCGGTACAAGAGGGCTTACCAGCGTTTTAAGTAGGTTTTCGTCGGCTTCTGGTATGCCTCGGACGGTCTTCGGGCCATAATTTTCCGGCTGTACTTGGTTTACCGCGCCAAAAAGCTCGGCATCCGCATCCTGACCCGCCAACGCCTCTTCAAGCATTCGTTGACGTGCCAATATCTCAGCGGGTGTTAAATCTGACCGTTCAGCCATAATACGCTCCAGACGCAATACTTACATGATCGTCGCCTTCTTCAAAATCATCTGACGGCAACTGTACAAAATTTCCCTGCCGATAGCGCATCAAAGCCTGAGTAGTACTATCAACCAAATCATCGTGGGTCCCGTTAGGAAAAGCGGCGCATTCTT